CATGCTTGTTTGAGTGCGGTTGTTGCTTTAGCAGCCTTAACTTCTGGGCTATTGAGTGCATCAACTACCTTATTGCGTTGAGCAATAAACATTTTTGCTTGCTGCCAAAAATCATTAGAACCGTTTTTATCCATAAATTTTTTATTGCTCAGGATATTTTGCAAGCCCTTAGCCATTGTGTATGAATTATCGCCATTGGCTGACTTCTGGTACTCATCCCACCATTGTGGGCTGTACTTAGACAACTGAGCAAGGCGGGCATCCCAGGCTGCTTTAACCTGTGGATAGTCCGCAATACGAGCCTTTGGATTGTTTGTTTGCTTGCGAAGTTCGTCAAGCAAGTTCTGCTTATCATTGCGATAGGCATTCCATACACGGTTAATCTGAAGGTTTGTTTCGTATTGCTGGGGTGTCAAAGACTGGCCATTAAGGACAGTATTGCCAGGAAGTTTTGTTCCTGGGTTTGCAAGGAACTTTTGAACCTGTGGGTCTGGGTCCCCAGTAATATCTGCAGTAAGAAGTCCTACAGCCTTTGGGTCAAGTTGCTCTAGTTGCTTAGCAAGGTCAGAGTTGTCCTGCCATACGCGAGCATAACCTTCAATTGTTGGAGAAATGTAAGCAGACTTTGTGCTGCCACGGTAAAGATATCGGTCTGCTGGAAATGCATTGCCGAGAACTTGGTGCATTTCTTGCTGGGCTTTATTGGCATCTCCATTGTACTTCTTAAGAAGAAGTGTTCCGTAATCTTGAAATAGTTGACCTGGCTTATCTTGCTTAGGAGCCATACCAAATGGAGAAGCAAAACGCCATAGCGCACGCTCGCCAAACCAATTCTTTGTTTCCTGCATAACTGACTGCATTGTTGGCTTTGGACCAAGGCCCATTTCCCACTGAGTCATTCGATAATCATTAACCATGCGGTGCACTTGTAGGAAGTCAGCGCTAGAATCGCTACCCATCAAATACTTTTTAGCATCGCTAAGCCATGTAGGAACAAAGTTAGAACCTACGCTAGCATCAACACCCATTGGGAATAGGCTGTTATAATCCATACCAGGAATATGCCCAATAGTATTATCAATAAGTCCTTTGACAATTTGTGAATTGTCTGGGCGGAACTTGGTAAATTCACCAATAGCCATTGTTGTAAGCCATGATGGGCCAGGAAGGTTGGCCAAGAAGCCAACTGCTTTGGTGCTAAGGCGGATGCCCTGTCCACCAAATAAGCCCATTTCTTTTGTACCTGGAATAACAATGTATGCAGCATCATTTACATTGGTAACTGGGTTGCCATCTTTATCTACGCCAAATGTTTGATATAGGCTATTGTAGTTACGAAGTAAGCCAGCCATGCGCTCTGGGTATTTAATACCCAAACGGCCAAAGCGGTACATAGCATTTGCTGATGCAGATGGGAATGCAGCAACAGTACGAGCAGCATAAAGCGCACGATTCTGACGGCGGATATTGTAGAAAACTTTGCTTGCTTCATCAAGGGCTTCACGGTATGAAGCCTGGCGAAGGGCGTTTACTGACTCCGAAGTCAATGGAACGCCTTGCTTGGCAAGAATGTTTAATTTGCCTTCAATAACATTGGCAAACTTTTTATCAGCATAAATCCAGCGGTATGGGTTTTCTGCAGATGCAAGATATTTCCATGCGTTATTCATGGTGTTTTGAATTTTTTCAGATGCTACATTTAACTTGCCAAGTGTTGCTGCTGAAGGATAGTCAATATCCAATGGGTGGATTGGAGAAAGAATATTTGTTTTATCAGCAAGAAACTTTTGCAAGCCAACTGATGTTACATCGCCCTTTGTGGCATATGCACGAGCAGCATCATCAGGCAAATAACGCTTAACAAAATTGATGCGGTCATGGACAATTGATGTCATGTCTGCTGGAGACTGAAGTCCAAATTGACGCATATAGGCTACGCCTTCACGAGTCTTGGCCCAGTCGAAGATAGCCTGGTCAGACATGCCGTTAAGGACTTTATCTACAAGCGGGTCCCCACGCATCTGGCGGTTAACAACGTAAGCAAGTTCCTCAAAGTAGATTGGGTTGTTTACATCAACAACACCAGTTGGACCCTTACGGGCTAATAACCCTACCTTTGAACCTGTGCGAAGTTCTCCCATGAAGTTAAGTTCCTGGGTATCTTCATTTGAAAATTCACTGCGAAGTGCTTCACCAAACTTATTTGGGTCAAAGAGAGACTCAACTGTAATGTTGCGTCCACCAATGTTAAGGACATGTGGGTCCTTAGAGCCATAAAAGCGTTGCTTGTTTGCTTCGCGTTGAGCAAGATAATCTGCCTGCTCCTTGATTGCTGTACCGCTTTTAGCGGCTACATTGTCAAGAACTTTCCAAGCCTTTTCAACTGCTAGGTTGCGCTCTGCAATATCTGGTGAAAGAGTGGTGATATTACCAATCGCTTTTTGAAGAAGAACTTTGGCCGAGTTAATTTCTGAGCCATAGTTGCCAGCAACACTCGACTGGCTATTAAGAAAATCAATGCGACGCTTTAGGCCAGCAACCGAAGGAACACGCTCGACAACGCCATAGTTTTTGGCAGCCATGTCAACCTGTGCCTCAATGCGAGCAACAAGGTTTTGCGCTTCTCTTAAATTAGCCTTGATTGTATCAAGGTGCTCTGCCTTTGCAGCAGGAGAAAGTTTGTCTGTATTAAGAGCATCTTCATGCTCAGCAAGAACAGTATCAAGATGGTCAGTTGCCTCAGCATAGCGATTAAATACGTTATCTAATTCTTGGTTAATTGCTTTAAGTTTTGTTGTTCCAAGTTTGTCGCCAACTTTAGTTGCGCCAGTGATAATGCGGTTTTTATTATTTTTAATAAAGTTGGAAGCAGTTGTGCCAATTGTATCTTCAGCATACTTTGTACCCATTGACAAGAATGATGCTGTCAGTGGTTCAATAATGCTGTTTTTTGGAATGTATGCAGGGCGACCAAGAACGCTTATAGAGAACAACTTGTTCATTCCTTCAAATGCGCTATGAGCAAAACCAGGAGTAGCCTCTGTGATTTTTCCAAAGGTTTGAATCTGAGTTTTCATGTCTCGTTCAATTTTGCCCCATGGAAGCATTGGAACTGAATCTGCTAATTGACGCTGGGTTTGTGGGTCAACCACAATACGATTTCCAGCAGCATCAAAAGCAAAACCATCACGAGACAAACTATTATGAGTTTGAATCATTTTGTCTCTTGCGGCATTTACAAATGCTTGCATTTCAGTCTTGTTGTAAAAACCAAGAGTACGGCCTAAATCAAAACCAAGTTGCTTATCAAGTGCATCAATAACGGCAGCCTTGTCGGATGGAGTTTGAGCATCCATAAAATCTTGAATTACTTTATTGCGGTAATCTGCTGCGGGAATTTTGATAGGAATGGTGGTATCCCCAGCAGTTTCATATCCAATATGAATTGGAGTATCGCCCTTGCTGAATGTACGGATATCATCAAACATTGCATTAATTTCATCAACGCCATCCCAAGGCCGAGCGCCTGAGAATGAGATATATCCACGTGGCTTAGATGTGCCAACAAAACGGATAAGTTTTGTTACTGGACCTTTAAGTCCATTACCAAGGATAGTCTCGGTTGCCCCACCAATGCCATTAAAGTCACGAGTTGTTGCAGCGGCTTTAAGCACATCAACGCGTGTGTTTAATTTACCAATTGTGTCACCAAAGAACTTAGGGTCAATTGGCTTATAAGTATTTCCAAGCATCTTTACGTCTCCGCCAGGAGTCATAAAGGCATCATAAATTTCTTTGTGTGCTGGGCTTTCCGCAATTGCTGCATCAAATGCAGCAATTGTGCGTGCCAAAGCATCGCCTTCAAACACTGGCAACTTGTCAGTTGCTGCTACGTTACCAGCGATAAATGAATTAGTATCGTTGAGTGCCCACAAGTCGTGTGGTGCTGTATTGCCAAGTGCCTCAATTGCTGGCATGTAACCCTTATCAGCAAGAATAAGATTCTTAACAACTGTAGGGTTAGTTGTTTTTTGAATAAGCGCAGGCAAAGCCTCATTATTAGAATAATCGCGTACCTTATTAACGATAAGGTTCATGTCTTTTGTATCAGCCAATTGCTGCACATCTGCGCCAAAAACTGTAGGCGAACCCATCATTTGCTTAGACTGAACATGTGTAATGTGTGAGTCCGCAAGGGCATCTAATTTAGCAAGGTCTGCTTCTGAGGTAATTGAGGTTGTAAGGTTTGTGGCCTTAAGCGCTCCGCCTACTGCACTCTTTGCAAGGCCAGTGACGCCACCAAGGGCTACGTTGCTAAGAACAAAATCACCAGTACCAGTAAACCACTTACCTACTGGATTGTCGACAAAGTTTTTCTGGATGTCTTTATCATCCCAAAGGTTTACTTTCTGGAGATTGACTCCGCCATCTTTAAGAAGCCTATCTGAAAGTTGACCAAATATTGAATCTTGAAAAATGCTTGTTTGTGTTAAAGCCTGAAAGGGCGAAACTTTAGCCGAACGGTCATACGCTTTTTTGATATCTGAGATACCGATGTCGCCAATATTTTTATTAGCAAGCAAGCCCAAGGTAGAAATTGGGCGAGTAACTGTTGAAGAAATTACATCGCCAACTGGCTTTGCTGCGGCAAGAAGAAGGTCTGATGATGTTGCCTGTCCAGCAGGTTTAATGCCAGCCTTTGCAATTGCTTGCTGTGCTTGGCCTTGTAAAGCCTGAACTGTCTGAGGTGCTTGTGTGCCAGCAGCCTGTTGTGCACCGATATTAGCACCAGCAGATGCTACCCCACCAACGAATGGCGAAACAATGCCTTTAATATCATTAAGAATACTATCCCAGAGTGACACTACTTAGTACCACCCTTCTTCATAATATTAGAAAATAAATTACCTTCACCACCTGCAGGGTCTGTGTCAGTAAGTGCGCGAATAAATGCGTCTCTGTCATCTGTTGACTGCCAAGGAACCATAGCAAGAGGAATTACCACTCCTGCGTTTTCGTAGCCTAGGCTGTTAGCAAACTTATCAATGTTGTCAAAAATTGTGCCTTCTTGCCATTGATTCATTGTGCCTGCTTGGATAAGTAATTAACAAACTTTCTGTACGAGTCGGGGACACCAGGAATGTTTGTTGCAGCCTGAAGGTCTGGCAAGTAGCGTGCAACTAATGCGCTAACTTCTTGCTGACGCTGGTCAGTTGGCTTTGGGAGGATAAGCGCTGAAGAATCAGCACCTGGTCCTGCATCAGCACCGTTGGTGACAGGCTGATTTGGCATTTGTGATGGTACATCAAGAGGTGTTGCCTGTGGCCCTTGTGCAGGCATTGGCATTGCAGACTGTCCACCTTGCGCTGCCGCTGCTGCAATAGCAGCCTGAGGCATTGGTTTGGCAGTTTGGCCTTGCGCCATAGGCGCTGATGCTTGTAGGTTTGCCAATTCTTGCCCATCTCCGTAGTTAGGCATACCAGAGATATACCGTTGTGCTTGCTTTGATGCGGGTCCGCCATCGGTTCTGCGCGATAGTGCGCCAGGGCCTGATGTCATTGCTGGCTTTTTTGCCTGTGGCATGACTATTCTCCCTCTTGTAGTGTCTCAATGGTGCGGGCTGCATACTCGTGGAAAGTCTGTTGCTCCTCCACAAGATTAGCGTGTGTCTGAAGCATTTGGCTTCCAACCTTCAGACCGTCTGCAATTTCATTCATAATGTTTGCAGTTACTTCAACGATAAGGGCAAGAACATCAAACTTGGTTACCCTTGTTGCGTCCGTGCCCTCGTCGTCTAAATGCATTTTTACTTCATTGGCTTTCCAGCAGTTGTACCAGTTCCCTTGGTGCCTGATGGCTGCTTTGTGTAAACGATGTTAGATGCGCCTGTCTTGGCTGGGCCAGACTTAGGCTGAATCTTTGTCTTCTGTGTTACTGCATCGGATGAACCATGTCCACCCTGATTCTTTGGTGCAGGAACCTTTGTAGTCAATGATGACTTCATTGTTGCCATTTTGTTTCTCCTATAGGTTTGTTTGGGTGACAGCCAAAACGCGTTTAGACTGGCTGCTTTCTGATAACTCCCGCAGACATCTGCGCGTTACCAGAAGATGAGAGTCCTGCAAGTAGTGTCTGCAGTGCTGGACGGCCACCTGGGGCCATACCTTCTTGACCTGGAGCAACACCCTGCATACGGCCTGATGCTTCTAAGCCAGGTGGGAGTTGTCCACTAGATGCCCCAGCGGGAGCCTCGCCTGGAGCGCCTTGCGCTTCTTCAGGGGCTGCACCTGCTGGGGATTCTGGTTGTGGTTCTGGAGCAAAGGCTTCAGCGACTGTTTCTTCAATCTGCTTGCCTTCTTGGCGTCCATTAATAATTGTTGCCATTGCTGACAAAATCTTTGATGGGTCTTGGCCCTGTGCAACCATTGCTGGTAGTGCTTGTGCGTAACCTGCTACCGCCTGGATAAGAGCATCGCGTAGTTCTTCAACTTCGACTTTTTCTTCTTCCATGGTGACGTTCATCTCCCATGGCATCTGACGACGGAGGAAGTCACGTGAGATTAACTTATCGCCACGAGCCTGAAGTCCGAATACCAAAGCACGGTTAGGGTCAAGTCCAGCCATGAGGCCGTACTGAACATCGCACCAATGGTCCCCAGCAATATCCTTAGATGGTGTGTATGTGATTTCGTAAGGAGCGCCAGCGTTAACACCGCGTACTTCCTTTGTTACATCACCAAACAACTTCTCATCCATGAGGAACATAAGGCGCATAACATGGCGGAATGCCTCAGCGAATACAGCCTGTGCTGTCTTAACCTGAGTATCAAATCCACCCATAAGTGCTTCTACGCCACGGCCTGTGACGATAGAACCTGACTGCTGACCTAGGCGGCCCTGAGGGTAACGTGAGCCGACACGAAGTTCTTGGTCAAGAAGTGCAGATTCTTGGAAGATTCCGCCAGGAATATCAATACCAATACGGCGAATCTTCTCTGGGTTAGCAGAACGAATGGTTGCGTCTGGACCCATCTCAAGAACGTTAACGTCATTAGGCATTGCGATTGGAGCCTGTACAGATTTCTGTGCTGCTTCCAACTGGAGTGTTGCAAAGCGTGAGCGTGCAACCTGAACCCACATGATGTCATCGAACTGACCACGTTGGTTCTCATCTGAATCTACGCCTGGGCGGATTGCGATAACAACTGGAATCTCACCAAGGAAATTCTTAGCGCGGTCAAGAATAAGATTGCTACGCTCTGGGATGAAAAGAACTGTCTCGTCCTTGTCGGTGTAGCGGAATACTTCGAGGAGACGCTCAGACGAACGCTTCTCATACTGACCACGGATAACTGCCTCGTGCTCAGGGAAATCATTGCAAAGTTCGCGTACCGTCTTCTGGTAGCGCTTGGTGTAAGAGCGCAACTTGTTGAAGCGGTCATACTCTGGGTATGAGCCGATTGGGTTATCAATGCGAATCATTGGGCGCTTGTTTTCAAAGTCAGGCTCAATGATAAATGCAAGCATGCCGAATGTCACATAGCGGTCAGCGCCTGTGTACATCTGGGTCTGTAGGTTGCAAGAGTCGCGGTAGCCAGAAGCAATCATGGTGCGCTTGTCAGCACGCTTGCGAGCACGGTCAGAGATTGAGTCTGTTGTGTCGCAGTTGAATGCTGGTAGTGGTGCGATAACTTCGGCTACGTCGCGTGCTGCAACGTCGATGAAGTTAGCCACCATTGGCTTAGGAAAGTCTGATGAAAAGAGTTCAGGGAAGACTTGTTGAATGTTACCCTGACGGATAGACATGAGGTCAGTCCAGCGAGCATCACGAGTATGGTAGTGGTCACGCAGTTTGCGTACCTTGATACCTAACTCGTCAATATCTATTGCCATACCACGTGCCTCCGTTAGTTGCCATCTCCTCTTGGAGTTTGGCGTATTCTTCTAAGTTCACAACTCGTCGTTGCTTTTGCTGACCACGTGTGAGGAATGGATTCTTGATGAATGTATTTCCGTATGCACCCAGTTGGTTGATGTAATCGCGCATCTGAGTCTCTGCAAACCATAGGGCCATCGGTCCGTCTTGCTTACCCTTTGTGCCTGCAGACCACGTAATCAATTGCTCGATAAGAGCCTTGATGTGTTCGTTATCGGAACGAGGAAACTCCAAGAGGTTGGAACCTTTAATGTGTTTGCCTTGGTTGTCCGTCGTTCCGAAAAGTGGTGCCATAGATGCAACGCCGAACTCGGCGTCCATCTTGTTCTTACCTGTGTAGTGGTCAACAAGGCGAATGCCTCGTGACGCAAGAAACTTGTTAATCTGTTCGTCTTGAGTTAAGAACAACTGGAAAGCGTTCTTTTCAATTACCCACACCTTAGGCTTGTACTTCTCAGTCCAACTAAAGATGAGGTCACGAATCTGTGCTGGCGTTGGTGCTGGCATACGCGATGCCTCAAGGAGGTAGCGCTTCTGCGTTGTGCGGTCACCTGCCATGACAACTGCGAATGTATCGCCAGACATTGCTGGGTCCATACTTGCAACAATGTATTGGTCATTGAGTGAAGCGGGATGTCCTGGTGCACCTGGGATAAGCGGTCCGATGGAGCGCATACCTGCGACAGAGCCTCGTACACATTCAGGACTAAAGATTGCAGTTGACTCAACATCTTGCTGTTGGTAAACCATGGCCCACGTCTTTGGGTCTAAGACACCACGACGACGCTTGAGGTTCTCACCATCCCAGCGAGGGTAGAGTCCGTCAGCATCAGGCTGTGTTTCATCTGCTGCCCAAGGGCGGTCAGATTTTGGCCAGAGCGTGTGCCAGTCTTTTGCATCATCTGCAAACTCTAGGACTGCTGGCATAGCCAGATAGGTCCAAGGGCTGGTACCGTCAGGATAGCGGTCTGGGTTACGCATCTCGCGGTACATGTCCAATGGGTCAACGCGTGTACCCACTACAAGAATCTTGCCTGTAGGGCCGACACGGGTGATGACTTCCTGTTGAATCCAGCGAATCTGCTTTTCGTACTCGTTGGCGTTAGCCAAGGTCACACAGTCGTCGAGGATGATGTAGTCGGCACGAGCACCGTAAATCTGACCACCAATACCAAGAGCCTGAAGCGTTGGGTCTTTTTCACCTGAGTCGCGTTCGATGTAAATTGCGTCCTGGGTCCACTTCTCAGCGGTAGCCTTGAAGCCTTCCACTGGAGCGTAGCGACGCTGGAGTTCAATCCACTGCGGAGCAGTTAAGCGTTGCTTGACGGCGTAAAGGAATTCCTTGGCCATCTGCTGGGTCTTGGAGACTAATTTGATTCTGACATTTGGGTTGGTCACAATTAGATACGTTACAAAGTCAATCGAGACGGTCATGGATTTCGCGTGCTCTGGTGGCATGTTGCAGAGCACGTAATTCTTAAAGCCAGGCTCGTAAATCATATTTGGATGGAGCCATGCTGGCTCCCCATCTTCCAGCAGGGAGATGATATTGCGCTGGTGTGGGAAAGTCATGGAGTTGAGGTACTTGAGGCGGAAGTCTTCAAAGGAGATATTTTTATCGTCATCTGCCACAACGCCCTTGCGTTTTTGCAAAACGCGGGCTAGGTCAATCGCTTCCTTAAATTGTGGGTCGGAAGAGCGATAATACTCATAGGACTTGACGGACTTGCCAACGGCGCGGCAGGCGTCCTCAACTGTGACGCCTTCCTCGATGAGACTGATAAGTCTTTTCTTGGCCTCTGGGGCAGGAAGCGTGGCACCTGGTGCCAGGCGGTAGTCGCCTTTTTTATTAGCCATAAGGCGCGGACCTTCGTTTCCTAATGGGTTGAAAATGCCTGATGGAGGCCAATGGCAATTGGCCATAACTATCCCACTGCGAAGCATTGCCTATGGGCAACGCTATGGGGTTGATAGGGGGCGCCTTCAAGGCGCCATATGGGGTAGGAGGTAACCGACCCTAAGGAGGTTACCGACGCTCTCAAACAGTCTCCGCTGTGAGGCTCCGACTGTTGTGAGAGCCGAACGGACAGGGCTGTTTTATTTTATCCCCTATATATATTAAGGTGGGGATTTTACCGTTTATCCCGCATTTGGGTGTGTGATGTTCGTCACACGTAGTAAAAGTGCTGGTCAGAGCCTATATTTAGAAAAAATATTTTGGTTGATAGTAACGGTAGGTAGGCGTCGAGATTAAAAACCCTAGGGTTGGCTTAGTCGCTTGGGCGACTTCCCGACGGCAAGCCTTATCCCTAGAGCCTACAGAATTACTCTCCCAACCCCTACAGAATTATCGACTTATCGACACGTTGCACCCTTATATATCGCCGTATATGGGCGAACTTCTTGCATATATAGACGTTAGAGCAAGGGTTCGAGGTGCGGCGGGTGACTGTCCCTTTCGACATATTGGGGGCAAATGTCTACCATTTCGACAGCCTCCGACAGCCTCCCGATTATCCACTGGCTAGACATTTTAGCCTATTTTGTCCAATAATCTGATGACTAGTCACCTCGAAAATATGACCATTATTCTTGCCAATTCCTCTTGACACGCCTATATCGGGCGCGTAATCTTCTATCTATCGGGGGCAAGCCCCGACACTATGGAAGGTGAAAGTATGAAGTGGGACAAGAAGTTAGAACACAACTACCTAGGAATCGTACAATATACAGTTGAAGGTACAACTAAGGCGCATGCCTACTACTACATTAAGCAGGCAACAGGATTTTATCACGGTTATGTAGTCGGACGTTATACCTTCGGCAAGACTATCGACTACCGCGAATGGTTCTCGACTCTCGCTGAGGCTCGCGCCTTCGCTAAGGAGATAGACGAGAGCACCCTAGTAATTGTGGAGGTGCGCGCATAATGGCAATCCCTGCCTATCCCTCAATCTGCCTTGCCTGTGGCGAGCCTTGCCTGCTCTACGTCCTCAATCAAGAATGGTGCCTAGAGTGCCTTCTCACCGCTAAGAACCTCATTACCCGAAAGGAAGTCGCATAATGAAGCAACTACTCGCCGTCCTAGCAATAGCCCTAAGCCTCCTCGCCGTCGGCTACCGCGCCACTCATCACCCCGTCTACGGCAAGTGCCACCAGACGGCAGACGGGCAAGTCTGCACCCTCCTCAAGTGGGAGGCGAATAAATGAATCTTCAACTATCACCCTGTGAAGCATGCGGGGCAGAATGGGTAAGTGGCAAGGGGTGGGCACACTCTCAAGAATGCGAGAACTACGAAGAACCCCGCGAGGTGTCATTCAATGACTTCATGGAAGTATTCGGCGACTTAGACCCCGCCCAATTTATCTAGGTGCTTGACTATCTCCGAGGGGCTTAGTACTCTCGGAGGTGGCGAGGTACCTAACCTCGAATTAACGCCTTGGAAGGGGCTAAATATGTGCAACGAATACAACGGCTGGAGCAACCGCGAGACATGGGCAACCGCCTTATGGCTAGATAATGACCGCGGGCTTTACTATGCAGTGCAAGAAATGGCGCAAGAAGCAATTCTCAGCAAGGAAGAAGATGACGAATTCGCCTGCTCGACATGCTTAGCAGAGAACCTCGAAGCCTTATTTGATGAAGCATTCTCAGACCTTGACGAGATGACTCAAGAAGGGCTCAACATGTTGAAAGATATTGGCTCGCTTTATCGTGTTAATTGGCACGAGATAGCAGGCAACATCATCTCAGAACTTCAGACAGAACAGGAAGTTAGCGCATAATGAAAATATCTGAAGAGAATCTAATCCGCTACCTTGTAGACCTATCCGACTCATATAGTGCCGATAGTGACTACATGCGCAAGAAGATAGAGAGCGCATACGCGCAAGGAGTAAGGCAGACTGTAAGCCATGTCCTCGCCCTTATGAGTGGCGAAGTGAGCGTTGTTTACATGGATAAGGAAGTGAACGCATGAGCCTTGAACCCAGCCCCTGTTCTAACTGTAAAGATAACTACTGGCCCGAAGATTTAATCTGGGCCGACACTGGAGGCCTCCGCTGGCTCTGCCAAGAATGCTACAACGCAGAGCAACAAGTCGCCGTTCCCTATTGTGGCGATTGCCTCCGACCTATCAACGAGTGCCACCATGGAAAGGGCAACTGATGAGCGAAGTATTGACCCGTTATGAATACCGCGTGAGCCTCGTAGGCGATTACTGGGACTTTAATGTCAGGGTGGGACTAGAACTAGATGAAACTACTGGCAACTGCTCAGATGAGGCGCAAGAAGAGGCAGAGAAGGAAGTCTGGCTCAACTACCCCGATTTATTTAATCGCGCAAATGAAATAACCGTAACTCTACTACTAGATGATGAGGAAATAGAACTATGAGCAACGAGAGGCTGAATTACTGGCGACTATTAGCAGAGCAACACGAGTTAGAAGTGCAAGAGGCGACACGAGAGAGCGATATTCCCCGCGCTATCCGTGCCACTATGGCTATGACTCACGCGCTGACTAATGCTGAAATGGTGGAGGAGCGTGGCGAGTAGTTGTTACTCTTATGACTTCATAGGGCAGGAGTGGCTCACCCATTGTGGGAGTGGCTCCTGCTCGTGGAGCATATACACGCCGAATCTACGCGAGGCTAAACGCCTCCGACTTAAACACACGCGCACAGAGTGCGCCAATGGATACTGAAAGGAGGGGAGACTATGAGCAGAACACTTACCGAGACTATCGGCGAGCACGCCACCAACGCACTACACGAAGCAATTCGTATAGCGTGGCAAGCGGGCTACGACCAAGCACTCATTGACATGCAAGAGCACGAACAACACATCAGCAACTTAGTTGCAGAAGATATCGGGGAATAATGAGCAACTGGCAAGAACGGGGAACGTGCTCTGGGACTGACCCAGAGGCGTTCTTCCCCGAATATAACCGCGACGTGGAGAATCAGAAGGAGCAGGTATTAGACGCGCTTAATGCGTTAAGAGTCTGCTCCTCCTGCACTGTATCTGCTGAGTGCTTCGCTTACGCGATGGAGAATGACGACTCAATCAACGCAGGAATCTATGCTGGCACTCTCGCCTTCGAGAGGCAACGCATAGCCAAGAAGAGAGGCAGAATCATCATAAGCGGAGGCGCACCGCGCCTAGAGCAAGCAATCAGGCGACACGCAGATAAGCAAGGAATCGCCGTTCCCCCGTTAGGAGTAGAGCCATTAAACGAATCTCAAAGAAGGCAGCAGCAACGCTCAGCCTAGGAATAGTGCTGGCATCAGGTGTTTGTGCCTTAGAAGGGGCTTACAAGCCCGCTAAAAGGCACGTAATCGCCGTTCAGACTCCAACTATAAGCCAGTTAAAGTCGTGGACTCAGGCTCGATATGGCAAAGACCCTATCTTGTTCGAGTGCCTCGACTTACTATGGACTATGGAATCTCACTGGAACTACAAAGCAGTGGGAGCAAAGACAAAACTAGGCAGGGCATATGGAATCGTCCAAGCACTGCCAGCAAGTAAGATGAAATCTATGGGCGCGGATTACTTGACTAATCCCTACACTCAAATAAAATGGGGACTGCGCTACATAGAACTGCGCTATAACAACAACGCCTGCTGGGCGTTGCGACACGAACTCAACAAAGGATGGTACTAATGAGCAGTGGAAATAATGTACGAGAGATGGACTGGACGTGGGAGTGTCCCGACTGTCGTCATCTCAACGAAGATGTGACTGTCTACGTGGATGGAGTAGACGATTACGCCAATGCAACCTGCGAGGCATGCGAACACGAGACAGAAGTCTCAATATGAAAGACTGCTTCTGCACAAAGACTTACCAATGCCTCGGATGTGAGAGGCAAGAAGAAAGAAAGCAAGCAATCGCTGAAGGTAGAGCACTGACTCGCAAAATTGCAGAGTGTGGTACGCGAGCAGGATATAATCGTCACCTCAAACTTAAGGAAGAAACGTGCGCTGACTGTCGCCAAGCACAGAAGGAGTCAGTCATTCGCGCACAAGCAAAGAGAAAGGCGGCATAATGACAACGGCTTTAACTGCAGAACAAGTGCGAGAGATACGCAAGACATACAAGTTGGAACTTATCAACGGGAAGCACAAGGCAACCAACCTCATAGAACTTTCGCGCCGTTACAATGTAAGTCAGGACACCATCCGCAAGGTTGCAAAGAAGAGAATCTATGCGTGGGTAAATGACTGAGCCAGTAGTATTCGTAGCCATCCTAGCCAAGCAGAAGGAAGCAATGCTCCCCGCTTGGCTGGAGTCGCTGAGCCAATGGGATTACCCAAAAGACAAGATGATTCTTTATGTCCGCAGTAACAACAACACGGACAATACCGAGGCTATCTTGCGCCAGTGGGTAGAAGAGAACCGCAAGTGGTACCGCTTTGTCGTCGAGGACTATCTCAACATTGCAGAACCAGTGCAGGAGTATGGCGTACACGAGTGGAATCCTGTGCGCTTTAAGGCGCTAGGCGAAATACGCGAACGCAGTATCGAAGGTGCTTGGCACGCAGAGGCAGACTTCTACTGGGTTGTGGATGTAGATAACTTCGTCAAGCCACACACGCTACGCACAATGGTGGGACACAACCTGCCAGTGGTAGCACCAATGCTCGGCAGTGCCGACCCAGAGCAACCTGCCTATTCCAACTATCATCTCCTTGCCAATGTGCGAGGCTACTTCCTTGATGACATTCGCTACTACCAGGTGCTCAAGCAGGAGATTAAAGGCTTGATAGTCTGCGATGTAGTGCACTGCACCTACCTCATTCGCAAAGATATTCTCACCAAGATTCTTTATGTAGATGGCACTGATGACTACGAGTATGTCATCTTCAGTCGCAACCTACGCAACCTGGGCATCCCACAATACCTAGACAACCAAGAAATCTTTGGCTATCTCTCAACGCGTGAGAACTTAAAGGCAATACAGGAGAAGATAAATGAACGATAAATGGATACCATATGCGTTAGTTTTTGTTATTGCTCTTAGCGTATTGGCTGCTGTTATGGTGCATAGATGAGCGCAAAACCAACCGAACTTAAGAAGTTAATCGCCTTGCTGGATGAAGAGGCACCATCGGCTGAGTGGTTAGCCAAGGCAGTATGGGAACTGATGGAAGAGTTGATGGTACAACGCACTCAGTATGTAGTCTTTGCCGTGCACCCATCGCTGAACATTGTGCAGGCAGTCGGACCATACGCAACCAAAGATAAACTACTCAAGGATTATGCCAAGCGTATCCACGCTTACGACAACCACTCTCGTGCTATGATTGCCGAGTTAAAGCATCCAAGTGTGATAACAAAAGATTGATACGGAGTCCGTCCTTTCGCCGTATCAATAGCCCAGTCTCCTCAGCCCTTCCACTGAGTTGTAGCAGGCAAGACAAAAGCCTCGGCGTAAAAACCGAGGCTTTATCTTTTGCATCTTCCCCTAATGCAAACCTATCCGCCAGTGCTATAAAATCCTGGCGCATTAAACTTAATGGCTGGCACGCTATACATTCTGCCCATCGTCTGCCCACAGCAGACTGGGTTGTCCGCCTCAGCGTGGATGCTACGCTCTAGTGTCTGCTCTCCGCCACATATTACACAACGATAGTCATACTGCATGTTCGCCACCAATCGGACACTTGTCTACACAATTCCAAATCAATTCCATGTACGCCTTGCCTTCGACTCTGCGAATCTCGGTATAGCAATCAGCGTTATGGATAGGTTCCTTCTTGCTCATTCCTCATCCTTACCAAATGGGTTAGGCCCACCCAAAGATTCTGATAGGCGCCTAACTGCGCCATCTACCTTACGGTTGGCTGTTGTATCCGATACAGACATAGCCTCGGCCATCTCCTTATAAGAGAGTTGGTCAAAGAACCTTAGCCGTAGTACCTTGCGGTCCTCCTCCGACAAACGGAGAAGACAACGGCGAATGTCAAACAACTGGATAACGTAGTTACCACCCTCGGCAGGGTTACCCATATTTGATACCTTCTCAGCCTCAATGGGTGAGGTAGTCTCGACATCCTCATTGAGTGCATAGGGCAGCAAGTCCTCGATGGTAGCACTGTCGTAGTACTGCTCATCTCGAATCTCATAGCCCAACTTCTGTGCCTTGATACGGCGACAGTACTTGTCAGCATGGCGGGTGAGAGTCTTGCCCAACTTCTTGACACCCATCTTGTACTCATCAGTACCAACCTCGTGGTCTAGCCACTCGGCAATCTTGTCCTGGCGACGCAGAATCCACACGGTTAATTCTTGGACTACATCCTGCACATCAAAGTATGTATGGTAGCGACGATGCACCTTGCGTGCTACAACTACCGCAATCTCGTGCAAGTCCTCAAAGGTGGCACTCATACTTGCCTCATCAGATAGGAAACCATACGGCTCAACAGATTCTTACCCTCGAAATATCCAAGGCGAGTATTGCAATTCATGCACAACAATCCTCTCACCTGCATAGTCTCATGGTTGTGGTCAACTGCCAGTGCATGTAGTTTACCATCCTTGGTGAGATTCTCAGGCTTTTCGCAGATGGCACAGACACCATTTTGCTTAGCAAAGAGAGCGTCATACTCCTCGACAGTAATCTTGTAGCGAGTCTTGAAGTTGTGCCTGCGCTTGTCATCATAGGATATTTTTTTAGCCATTAGGATGCGCTCTTATCTCCGTTGAGGATTCGCAAAGCCCAGTCGAGCCCAGCGTTAAAGCCTTCCATCCAATCAAAGTCTTTAGACTCTAATGGGACGCTAGTCTTAGCCGCCTCAATCTTGTCCTTGACTTTGTTGATGTCCACTACTTCGGCCACTTACCTCGCTGAACCATGAGTGCAATGACAGCGTAGTTAGCCATATCCTTAAATGAATCTTCAACAGGCTCGTGTTTAGGAGCCTGCCCATGGTTATACAGATTCTTAAGACGCTCAAACTTATCGCCAATGCGCACAAGCAGGCCATTAATAGGACCGCCAAAGGCATTGTTAATATTACCAGGGCCGTAGTCAGCCTGCTTCGTGATAAGGAGGTTGCCGATTTCATCCATTATTTCCCAGACAGCGGACGCGAATTCGGTATTTGAACCAGCAACTGATTGCTTGTCTTGTCCAACGAAATAACTTTCAGCCCAATTGATTGAATCAATTTGATTGCCAACTCTATGTCCTCGTTCATTCATCATCATTCTCCTCTGGTGCAAAGACACCTGCGTAGTAATAGGACTTGTCTTCATAATTCAATACATATCTATGGAGAAAAGTACCATCTTTGGTTTTCTCTTGTAGGTCAATCTCATCTAGCACCCAGAGCATCTCAGGCACAGGCGAGCCATCTTTTGGCCCATACATAAACGTTGGGTATCTAGTTGCCACGCTGAATCTCGATTAAATCATTAATAGTAATCAAGAATCCCTTGCTTGGGTTTGGTTCAATCTTATTGCTAATGGGTCTGCCATACTTGTCAATGGCTTTCTTCAAATCATCTGTTGATACGATGATAACTAAGCCTTCAAGGACAAATGCCCAACGGTCAGCCTTTGTCTTCATCAAGCCAGACTCAACCCAGTTGTAGGTAGAGCGTGAGTAGAAGGCTGTCTCGATATAGATGTTGCCAGTCTCAACCCAGCGCCTGTCTCGCTTGACCTCGACAGTCACACCGCCAGTGAGAATCTCACGGACAAGAACTTCACCCTCTCGGCCATAAGCAAAGTCTAAATCAAAGTCTGATAGGTCAGCCATTGTTCTCTATCTCTTCTATTTCATGCAGGATAAAAGCAACAACTTCTGGGTTGGCTGCGAGAGTATCAATCACATGGTAGCCAACGATGTCGCAGACTTCTTCCACATCAAAGCGCTTACGCTGTGACATGGGAGTCTCATTGATGATGGCATGGGTAATCTCATGGCCTAGAACACGGATGAGTTTATCCTCTGGCATGTGAGAGCGTAGCCAGATGGTGTTGTTATCTGATGTAGTCTCGCCATAGTTATCTTCATTGGTATAGTCGTAGCGAATGCGATACTTCTGCCCGAAGATTTTGATGGACGTAGGCCGCTTCATGCGCTCAGTCGTTCCTCAAACCACGAATTACCATGGTGTAAGTATACCTCATTGACGTCCGTATTGTCGGGTAAGTGAATAATCTCGGCTCGGTCTAAGTCTTCCTTAATGCGTTTCGCCAGTTCTTGGCCAGGGTTTCGTCCATCTTCTTTAACGTCATTGTCGGCGAAGATAAGAATCCTTGAATAAGATTCAAAGAGTTTCGGAAACCAAGGCTTCCACTGGCTAACGCCAGCCACTCCAACCGCAGGTATCCCAACAACACCCGATAGTACAATCGTGTCAATCTCACCTTCGCAAATGGCAATCGTGTCGCCTTGCTTATGCAAATCAGGGACATTAAATAGGCCAATCTTCTGACCTGTTGGCCATAGGTACTTAGGCGTGCCTTCATCTAGTCTCCTAAACTTGATACCCACCACACCAGCGGGAGTAAGATAAGGGATGGAGAGCATACCGCTGGCAAGTTCATGTCCAGCACTAGGCTCCACGACGCTTCCAAGAAGGAACGTACGGCTTACTTCCTGACTGATGCCTCGTCCCTCTAGGTAAGAGACTGCCTGTGGAGTTAGATTGTTGGAGTACCTTTCGGCTGCTTCCGTGAGCAATAGCCTCTGCTTTTCGTTTAGCATCTTTGAATTCTAATCCTTCCTTTGCTTGCACTAATGTGTATACATCTCCCAGCACCTGACAAACCAGGCAGTTGTACGCCTGGTTATCAAGGTTGTAGGCTGCGCTGCTATGCGTGTCATCATGGATGACGCACTTACAGGGAATCCACCCATGCTTGTCTATGACTGTCAGGCCATAGTGCTCAAGCACTGCACCCAGGTCAGGCTTAGATACCACCTTGCACCTTTAACCATTGGTTCAAATCTTGGATAACCCATGACTGGTCTAGCCCCGCCATGCGTCTCTTCACGATGACGTAGGCTGGTGGCACGGTATCTAGGTTACGTGCCTTGGCGTAGTTAAAGGCTTCAGTTGTAGCCTCTCGCCAGAACTGAGGCAAGTCCATCTTGATTGTGGCCTTCAACTCGAAGACATACGGTTGGCCTGCAACAATGCATACGACGTCACCCTCATCGTCCTTGCCTGCCAACCGTAGTCTCTCTGCATTCACCCCTTTAGAGCGAAACCATTTTAGGATGCCAGTCTCAAACGCTGCACCCTTACGCTTATTTGCTGCACTCACTGTACGCTTCTCCAACTCTCGGCTATCTGATAGCCCTGCCTGTCTGAATACATGCTCATTCTACTGGCGTCAGCCCACAGCGTTACGAAGTGGTCCCCAGTTGCAGAGTGTCGTGCGAATCTATTCTTGACCGCAGCAACCCTGAACTCACCTGAATGTGGCACCAAGGCCACAGTGAGAATCATTTCGGGTAGTTGTGCAATCTTGCCTTGGATAGCCTTACGGCTAGGTGGCATGTCGGCTTTACCTTCAGCCTCTGAAGTGTGATGCAAAAGTAGAACAGCAGCATCAGTCTCACGTGCAATGTGGTGCATAGCCTTGGCTATCTCACGAAGGCCAGACCATTCATCACCTTGCATAGAGACAACGTTCATAGCGTTGTCCACAATAATCATATGGGGATACTCACCATACGCCTCGCCATAGGCTCGGATTGCTAAGTCAATCTCGTCAAGTGTTGGGCTTGGTGCGAAATCAAATTGCAGATGGCTGATGCTTGCTAGTTCTTGTGTGTAGAAA